TATCAAGATACACCTTTATCGCAAAATTCTTTTTTATTAAATGGACAATATAAACAATTATCTCTAGACGGACGAGCGGCAAAAGATTCATCACGGTATTTACCACTCTCATCAAATACCTCCTCAATAAACTCAGTAACAGCCTTTGTGGCTTTACCTAACTTAATTTTTCCACTTGCTGGAGAGAATAACTGAATACGTTTTTGACCATATTCTGCTCCTTCCCATACTTTTCTTCTAGTAATAAAGAACTCAATCTCAATATTATCTATTGGGATATTGTATATTTGGCTGAAGTATTGTTTGTATAGGATAAGTTGGAATTGTTTTGTCTCATCTTTTTTAGCCTTGTCATTCCATCCTCTAGTACTTGTTTTAATGTCTATAATCTTAATCGTGTTAGTAAGTTCATTATACAATACTAAGTCTAGATAACCCTTATAAATAATGTTTTTACGTTGGGGATGAGGAGCAAGATTAATTGGCACCTCACATCCTACCAGGTGCCAATTTTTCTTACTAAAATATCCTGACTTCTTTTTCTTGAAGAACTTTAAAATCTCTAAACCATCCTCATAAAATTCTCTCAACTCAATTGGGTCACTAAAGTGTACTTTTTTATTCGCCTCATATTCTTTTCTATACACTTCACCTAATCTATCTTGAAGGTAAGCTTCTATATCAATTCGGTCAGCTTCAGCTCCACTCACTTCATAAAACACAGTAAGGTAATGCTGTAATGTTTCATGTAATGCGGTACCAAAAACAGCATGTATAGATGGTTCTGAAATGTAATTTCCTTCCTTGTATTGTAGAGACCATTTTTTAGGGCAAGAACGAAACATAGACATTTGACTATAAGATATAGTTTTCATATAACTATAATCCATCTCAGGAAATGTATGTTTCTGTATTTCCTTTACTAGTTTAGGTATTTTCTTCTTCTTACTCAAGATATTATTTTTTCCACTTGTTTCTTAAAACCATCATCGCTATTATACCATAATTGGCGATGTCAATAAAACTATCAGTCATTGACTCACCTTGAACAAAGTTATGTCCATCACGTTTAATTAAATTTTTCAAGCGGTTGATTTTGTCATTACAGCGTAACCAAATACCCATAATAGACAACTTAACATCTTCTTTGTCCTCTAAGGTAGAACCTAAAGAAATATTATTAATACCATAGTCAAGCATTTTACTGGCAAATAAAGCGTATTGTTCACTTTGGATACGTTTAAATTCTTCTGCTAATTCTGGGTATTCTTTTTCAAATACTTCTATAGTGGTAGATGTGGTTTTGGTAGGGCCTGGAGATATTGTATCCCAACGTTTTGGGAAGGGTGGGTATAGCTCACTATTTTTTGTCATAATTTTAATCCTTTTAATAATTTTTTCTGTTCTTTTTCATCAATACCATGTGTTTAATATATCTATGATACCCTCTTTACCTAAAATATAGGTATACTCTTCGGCTTCTCCAAGTGAGATTGTATATTCTTTAGAAATATATAGTAAGAGATCATCTGAAGTACGTTCCTTAGATGACTTGATATACTTTGACCAAACACTCTTCTTAGGTATCATATCACAATAAATTCTATATACTTTTTCTTTTTCATTATGTGGGATAATTTGTACATAATTAACTATATCAATGTATTCCCTAACCATTGATAGCAGACGATGGATTAAATAAACATTAAATGAAGCTCTATCATCTTCACTGAACGAGCTCCATTTACGTTTATTTGCTGTGATTTCCTTTATCCAGTCAAATATTACCATATTAGTCTTTGGATTCAAATTCTTCTCTTAATTCTTTAGGCAACAACTCAGCTAAAATATCTCCAGTCTGAATGTCATAGAATACAGGAATGGGCACAATAGCGTCTTCGGGAGTGCCTGCCACGAATTTAGAGATTTTCTTTAAAATAACACCTTCGGCAAATACACAATTTCCTTCAGGTGAATATACTGTCTGTGCTGATTTTAAGTCAATGTTCAGCTTCATTTTGTTTTGATTTTCCATTTAATTTATTTATTATTTAATATATATTTTTTCAGGTAGGTATCCAAATACAAATTTAGTTACATCACATAACCATAATTGTAAATTATACTCTACCCCGTTATAGTATTTCATTATATATAATGCTCCTCCTATACTAGGTGTATCTTCTATTTTTTCTAGAACATCACAACTATTAAAGAACTCTAAAGAAATAGTTAATATTACATTATTTTCTCCTTGTGAAATTATATCTAACATAGTATCCGCACCTTCAATCATTTCCAAGTCTTCTTTACTACCACCCCATTCAGGTAGATCTACA